TACTCCATAATACAGTATCTGCACCAATCTTTACCTGATTAGTCACTTCAAAATTATCAATATTAATACTGAAACCCATAACATACTTATTAGTCTTATGTCTGATGAATACTGCTTTCAATGGATGATATGTATTGCCAATATTCCATACTGCATCAGTCCTTACTTTAATAGCAGTACCATCCCATACAAGTGATAATGGTACAGTCGCTAATACATGAACATTACTATTAAGCATTTCGGCAGATAAGCATTCTCCGATATTGTTTGGTGCATAATCGCAGTATACTATCTCAAAATTAGAAGATGAGTTAGAACTCATCTCTGTTAAGACATTAAACTTTATATTCCATTTATCCATGAAAGTTGGACTTCTATGAAAATCAAATAAATAACTCTGTTCTTCGCTCAATTTCTATACTCCTATTGCATATGATTTGTTGAAATGTTTAGCCAATCCTTTATCAATACTATCAGATATTTTACTGTCTAAATCATCAATTCCATATACTGGCTCATTAATATTAACTGTGACATTAATATTTGGTTGGGAATTGTTATCGCTTGTTCTGACTCTTGTAGCATTACCAGTCCTTGCATTAGGTGAACCTGCACTCCAACTTCCTCTTTGTTGCCATCCAGTAGTATCCATCTTCTTACCATTGATTACTGCATATACATGAGGATAAGTAGTTCCATCAGGGTCTACCCAAGTACCATGAGCAATACTGCCACCAAAACCACAAGAATTGGCAAAGGCTAAAATTGCATGAGCCCCATCCCAACAATTACAAGCACCTGCCTGTAATGCACCTAACCAACTTCCTTTCCAGTCAGAATTGTAATAGAAGCGATATGGTATCGCAGAGAATATGGATTCTGCCATTGACTGGAAACTACCGAATGATATTTTCGGTGATCCACTTTCAAAGTCACCAACCTTATAATCTGCATTAGTAGGTATACCACCTTGCAATTGTATTGTCGGTGACTTCATACTCCAAGCATCAGATTTAGTCTTGATGTGTGAATAATGTGTATTATGCCAATCACTCCAACTACCAAATCCACCAGTTTCAACCATAGATAAGAATGTCCTGACATCAACTACATCAGTAGCAGACCATCCATCAAATATGCCATCGCAGTCACCATTCGGACATATCTTCTTTTTGAGTTGAGCAATAGTCATAGTGTTATTACCAGTATAGGTACTACCTCTACCACCACTATATCTACCACCACTAAATGCAGATGCTACTCTTCTACCTGCACTAACATTCCTATGAGTTGAACCACCATGAGGACTACCACCCCAACTTGATGGATTTTGTATCTTCCTATAGAATCCACCGATAGTGTTTGATAATGTGTTGAAGTGTACTGTTGAATCATTCTTTAACTGATTAGCAGATGCGACTATGTTATTCTTCATAGTGTTCCAAGCATTAGTCATTTGATGGGTAATGTTTGATGTTGAATCTCTCATCTGTACAAGTGACTGATTTGATTTCAGATACATATCATTATAAGCAGACACATTCTGTTGTTTCATACTTTGAAGAGAACTTTGTTGTTTTGTCTGCATTGATGTATAGGTAGAGATAACATTACTGCCCATTGTGTTAGTGGTACTATTTACTGCCATACTCATATCATTAAATGCAGTAGTAGTATCCATACCCATCATTTCTGTTGAGGCATTTATCATTTGAGTGTCGGCTTCATAGTCAGTAGCAAATGAACCAAAACTGTTGAGATTTACTGAAGAAATACCATCTTTCACATTTTGAGCATATGCTTGAGCAACTCCAAATGCAGTTTCGCCACTTGAAGTAATCGCATTTGGAATATCAGTACCAAATTCTGCTTGAAATTGGTCATGGAAGAAGCCAGGACTGTGTCTTTGCAAAATAGAGTTCACTCCTTCCCACAATTGATTAGCCCAGTTCCTTGCAGTATTATATGCCATCTGACCCAACTGTCCGATACCATTAAGTGCATCATTGAACTCTGCCAAGACAAGTTGCCCAAGATTACCCATACCACTTTGAGTACCTGAACTAATATTTCGACCAACACCCTGACCATTCGCATTCGCAGTTCCATTCGCTTGAGGAATGATACCTAACATCCTTAAAATGTCACCAAGGATTGGTATTTGACCAATCATAGTAGTAACACCATTACCTAATGCTCTCATCAACTGACTACCCTTATCTTGAGCATTAGGATTCTGTTGAGGAATTAAACCTAACATCTGTGCAATATCGCCGATTATCGGAATAGAAGCGATACCATTTTGAATGCCGAGAGTCATAGGTTGTATGATTGCAGTATCAATCCAAGACAATATAGATGCCCCACCATCATTCGGTATTAAAGCATTAATCAAACCACCAATGCCAGTACCCATAACTGCACCACCAATATAAGATAATGGATCGGCAAGGAACATATTCATTTGAGTCTGCAAAGGAATAATAACAGTATTATTTAACCATTCCCAAGCCCAAGACAAGTCCATACCATCAGTAACACCCATTAAAGCAGATATAAGACTACCAATGCCAGTATACTGCATAGCATTACCAATATAGGCTAATGGGTCTGCCATAAATCCATTCCACCAATCCACAATAGGTTGTACAATAACCTGATACATTTCAGTAGCGACATCAGGATGGTCAGAACCATCAGATGCAGATACAGTATCGAATCCTAACAATTTCCAAATATCAAATTTTGGTAATTGAATACCAAGAGAACCTAATGGGTCATTGAAGAAATTAACAATACTATCATTAAGAGGTTTAGTTGCATCATTAAACCATTCTCCAATATCTTTGGCAGGGTCACCGAACCATTCCAAGAAATCCCATCCCTTACCTTTAAGATTATTTACACCAGTTTCTTTAAATACCCAACCCCAAAAGTCTTTAAAGATAGGCAAATCGGCAAATCCATGAGCAATACCTTTCCATATCCTATCAAATTCAAAACTAATATCTCCAGTTTCAAATGCTTGACCTATATCATTAAACCAATTACGAATATTCGCTTCATAATAACTCAACCAACCATCCATTCTACCCATGAATGATTCATCAGTCATTGCTTTCTCCATTCCATCCTGCATTTGTTGATTTAATCTTTCTGCTTCAGAGAGATATTTTTTATTAGTATCTTTATCAATACCATATTCTTCGGCAGTTTCAAGCAATTTGGATTGATTCTGCAATCCTCTATAATCAATCATTGCAATTTTTTGAAGAGCAACTCTTAACTGTTCTGCACCTGCTTGAGCATCTTGTAATGAATCATTAGCCATTTCATAGGCTTCTTTCATAGAATACCCTGCTTTCATATAAGCCTCTGCTAATTCACCTTGTTTTTTGATACTCATATCAGTTAAGGCTTCTTCATAATGTTTCTGTGAAGAATTAGCAATTTCAACTGCTTTGATACTATTCGCAAGGTTTTCATTAGCAACTGTTAAGTTCCTATTATTAGCCCTCATCTCATCTTGAACTTGCATATATTCAGTAGTACCCTCTTTGGTTTCTGCAAGTTTCTTTTTCAATGAGTCTTGCTTATTAGTATACTCTTCAACAAGATCCTTGTTTTCTTTAATGATATTTGAACCATCCTTAACAAGTTCATTGAATTTCTTCATTTCATCGGCAGATGCTTTCATTTGTAATGCAAGAGTACCTAATGCAACTGCAAATGCACCTACAATAGCAAGTGGCAATGCAAAGGATACACCTAACAATGCAATCTTCTTCGCTAAACCCATAGAAGCGATTTGAGATGCTTTCATACCAGTATTCGCTTCAATCAATGCAACTGTAAATCCATGAGTAGCATAGGTTGTCATATTCAAACCTAATGCTTGTGCAGATAATAATCCAATAGTAGATTTCTGTGCTAACTGGTTCTCATATAATGCAAGAGTATTCAATAACTCTTCTTTAGTAGCACCTCTTAATCGTAAGGATTCTAATTCTTGTGCGAATGCTTTATCGAGTATTCCTTGTCTTAAACTGGTTTGTGCAACCACTTCTGCATTTAATCCTAAAACCTTTGATAATATAGCATCCTTTGTAGATAATGTTGCAACCTTTTCGGCTTCTAATCCAAAGATTTTACTCATAATAGCAGTACGAGTACCATAGATTGCTACTTTCTCTGCATTCAATCCTAAAACAGTAGATGCAATAGTTCTTAATAATCCATTCTGTGCAACTTGCAATAAACCTGCACCAGTACGATAAGCAACCAATACACTTAATACACCAGTAATAGCAGTACTGAGTAGAGTCCATTTAGCAATTTGACCCTCCATACTATCGCCATTCAACCATTCCCATGTTCCACTTAATACATTAGCGAATTTAGAGAATGTTTCAGACATCATATTGAATGCACCTACAATAGCAGGTTGTACTGAATATACTAAATCTGCACTCCATTCACCAAATCTGTTCTGTGAGATGGTTAAAATATCATTCAAGGAATTAGCCTTTTCTGCAAAGACATCCCAGTTACGAGATTTCCCTACTTTCTCTAATGCCTCCATTAAACCAAGTACATCAGTAGTATCTCCTGACCAACCTGCCTCTTTAAGTTGTTCACCTTTAACACCAGTTTCACGAGATAATCTTTGGAATTGACCCTGCAATACATCTTTAACTGCCAATGAAGCCTCATTTGCATTCCTACCTGCTCTCAAGTATTCAGAGGTAATCATAGATGTAACTTTCATAGCCTTTTCCATTTCCTTTGTAGATAAATTAAACTCTACACCAATACTGGAAATAGTTTCACCTAATGAATACTTGTTTACTCTTTGGAACTGGGCAACAGTCCTATCTAATGCCTTATTGAAACCATCAATATCTCTCTGACCGAAGTTCAACATTTTAAAGTATCCCTCCATTTCAGATTTCGCATGAATAGTTTCACCAGTAGCCACCAATAATTTATGAGCAAAATTATAAGCCAACATAGACCCTACAAGACTACCCATCATCCTCAAACTACTCATCGCCTTACCTAAACGAGAAGTCGCAGAAGATAACTGATTAGTAGAAGCAGTAGCAGACCTATTTGCAGTAGATTGCCTCTGAACAGAAGAAGTAGCCTTTGAAGTAGAAGCAGATAACTTCTCCTCTTCGGCAGATAATCTACCAGTATAACCCATATTACGAAGTTGCTCTGCACCATTTCTTCTCATCGCTTGACTATTCCTTTCAAGAACTGCAGTAGCCTCTTCTTGACCAGTAATCATAGCCATGACAGAATTACGATTCTGAAGCAATGCAGAGTTCATCCTCTCCAAATAAGTAGAAGCAGGATTAAGTATGTTATTAAATTGTCTTGTAGAAGATGTGGCATTCTGCATCCCTGATTGAATCTTCCAAAGAGAAGCCTCTTCACTATTCAATGCACGAGCAAATCTCATCAAAGTACCAACACTTGACTCATAACTATTCCTCATATTAGCCAAATGTTGCCTCATCTGATTAACCCTCTCCGAAGCCTTAATCTCCTCTGCAGACAATTTAGCCAAACTACCAGTAGTCCTATCTAACTTAACAGTAACAGAGGATAATGTACCTTGAAAAGCCTTAAAGATATTATTCATAGTATTAGTTGCTAATTCAACATCAATAGTATCTCCACTTAACTTCTCTAAACCATTAGCCATGAAACGAATAGCATTAGCAAGTTTATTAAATGTAGTGACATTAGATTTACTAATTGCACCAATGCCTTGCAAAGCTTCTTCCAATTCAATTAAAGCATTATTTAATCTTTCAATACCTGCTGATGAGTCTTTGAATTTACCTAATGAATTAACTGCTTTAGTAATCCCATCATCAAATTTTGTAGCATTAAGAGTCAATACTGCTTCAATACTACCACCAAAAGCATCAGACATTTTAGATTATCCTCCTAATCAATCTAATCTTATCTCCACCAACTGCACCTGATGTACTACTTGTTACTGTTCCACCCATGAATAATGACAAGTAATCTCTCTCAATCATCTGAAATATTTCACCTTTACTATCAGAAATCCCTTGTCTTAAATAAAATTGAATACCTCTTCGTGGATGATGTAAATCATTCTCATGTTGATATTCAGCATAATGAAAACCATTATCTTCATCAACTGCATCATAACCTACCATCATCAGCATAAAATCACCTTGCTGATGAACAGGTGACCTTTCAAATGATTGCTCCAAATCAGAATTATCGAGAGGAACATATTCAGTAGTATTCAATTCAATTAATGATGCAATACTCTTCATAGTATTAACCATTAAACTAAACTTACTCTTAACCTCTCGAAGTTCCTCTTTAAAGGATTCATCATCTACTTTAAACTCTACAAAATTAGTCATCTATCGTATACTCATCCACTAAATCATTCATTTCTTCAGAATTACCATCAGGTCTTTCCTCATATACATTATTCTGTTTATTATATTCCTTTTGCTCCTCTTCAATGATTTGTCGCTCCATATGAAGCAACTTCGCACAAGTCCATGTATCCATGTTCCAATATTGGTCAATAGATAATCCAATACCCTGAATCCTACGAACCAATAAAAAATATTCCTCCAATTGAGCCTCTTCAATAACCCAATGGAATGGAATATCATCATATTCATCTGAATTTTCCGATGATTCAGATTCATCGGAGTCATCAGATTCTAACGAAAAGAATCTTTAATAATCTTCGCATATAATTTATCAATCTCTTTCTGCTTTGCACCAGTCATCGCTAAACGATATAACTCTGATAAACGAGGAGCAATAGTTAAATCAGTAGAATCTGCTTCCTCAATCTCTGATGGGTCGAAATCTTCAAAGATTTTAGATGCAAACTCACCATAATTCTCACGAAGTTTCTTATCTAAATCCTCATAGAATGCTCTATCTTCTAATTCTGCCTCATCATTTTCTTTTCTTAACTGATGAATTTCTCTTTGTAATTTAATTTTCTTTTTAGTTAAATCAATACATTCACGAATTTCATCATCAGAAGCATCATCTAATTTTTCAAGTAATTCGATATGTTTATCTATACTTTGTTTTTCATCTTCCAATTCAGTTAATTTAAATTGGAAATCACGAGTACGAGATGCTAATGGTGTTATCTCATCTTGCATATCATCTATGGATTTTTGATAGTCTTTCAATGTCTTGTTTGGGCATCTCTTAAACTTTCTCTCTGATCCACAAAATTCTACTTTTTGATTAAGTTTCAATACCATTTTCGCTTTTTCTCCTTATAATAAAATTTAGAGGTGTCGGCAAGGTTTGAACTTGCTTTTAACCAATCAATTCACTTCGACACCATATTAAAGTGGTAGGAGGAGATGTAACTCTCCTCTGCCTTGTCTTTGTACCTACCAAAAAAAATTTAAAAAAAAATACTACATCTATGGAGATGTAGCAGTATTATCAATATGTAAATTCTCCAAATCAGTAATGATTTCAGTTTCAATAAATGACTCTGAACCTGATTCTTCGATGTTACCCTCTAATTCGATTTGTTTAGCATCGCTTCCTGACTGTTCAGAATATGCAGATGTTATAACAACTTTTGGGATTTTAATGGTTGTTTTATACTTAACATCGGTTGTACCAATTTTAGTATTCTCCATTATAATCCAAATAGTTTTAACATCATTCTCTGTAGTTACAGTAGTACCATCATCTGCACCAGTTTCAAAGACTTTCTCTAAATGTTTAGTTGCAGAAGTCCATGGTACAGTAATAGATACTTCGCCCTCACGATTACCTAAAACTTTAGTTGATTCACCGAAGTCATCACCACTACATGGAACTGATTCCAAGTTATTATTAACACTTATACTCCAATCCAAGTAACATGGATATTCATATTGTTTAATAGACTCTTCAGTATATGTTCCTTGTGGTGCAATATATAATCTGACATCTGCACTTTTTGGGAATACAGTCTTTGCAGGAATAACTCTTGTAGGATTAGTTTGATTTACTTTTGGGTAATTTGTACTGAATGTATTAGTGTATGTAGGTGCTTCTTCATTAGAACCACTTAATTCAAATTCACCTAATAATCCATCTTCATATTTGTAAGCATCGCCCTCTGTTTTAGCAAATCCATTATAGAGTGTAGCGAAGTATGGATTTTGTGGATTCTCTACATTCACTTTAAATGTATACTTGTATACTCCAGTAGCACCAGTAACTGCTTCTTTGATGACATTACCATCACCATCATCTGATCCTAATAAAAGTAACCAAGCATCTTCCCAACCCTCTGTATATCTACATTTATCAGTATATGATGGATTAGCAGTAGCAGTAGTACGATAACTACTCATACGAGTAGTAGCAGTACCCATATGACCCTCATCATCTTCCATTTCAATTTCTCTTTCATGGTTAAACTCTGAACCACGAACGAGTACAAGAGGGTCTGCTTCTTCATCTAATTCCTGACCACGAACACCAATATACCAGTAATGATAAGAGAGGTTTGGAGCAACTTCTTTTAATACCATAATCTATTTATCCTCTTTCTTTACAACTTTTTTATCTTGAACTTTAACGAATTGACCACTAACATCTAATGAATTAATAACTCTTGTCAAGTCATTAGGCACATCAATTACTTGACCATTCTTCAAGTAACTGCCTTTTGGAACTAATTTATAAGCCAATAATTCAATACAGAAGCAGTCATCTCTTCCAATATACTTATACTTCATATCCTATACCTTATATCAAATGAAACTCTCAATATGTTTGAGAAGAATATCATATTAAACTGGTTAGCCTCTTTTCGTGCATTAAACATCAATGCACCTATTCCTCTACTACCAGTTTCATTAATCTCATAAAAATTAGCAATACTGCCATCCATTTTACTATGGGTAATCAACCTTGACAACTGTTCCTCATAATCATACAACTCTGATTGGAGTAATCTCTTATCAATGGTTTCAGTATGCAGTCTAATCTCCATATGTCTTACTACTTCAATAGCATCGACACAATATTCAACTGTTTCCTTTTTACCCACTTTAAAACTGACTGCAGGTAAACTAACATTCGGATTCATCTCCGAATCATCAAAATAAACATCAATATCCTTAAACTCATCGGATTCCTGTATGCAATCTCTTAAATCGATTAGTATATCTTCAAAGACTGACATATTACCACCTTACACTACGATGAGTAACCAAGCCTGTATCAACGAATAAAAGTTCATCATCGGCTATTCCATTCGCCTTTTTGTATAAATCGATTGCATCATCGACTACTGCGAATAACCACTTACCATAGGACTTCGCATTCTTCTGTTCATCGTTCATGACTCTTGCTTCGTATTCCCAGACTGACATCCACCCATATCCTGCAGAGGCAGTATATACATGGTCTGCGAGTTCATCAGGAACTTCACTCATGTGCAAACGAGATAAAACATAATATTTACCATCCTCATAGAAAGCATCTAACTGTTCTAATGTGAAAGGTGCATTATTATCTCTGAAACAAATCTCATGAATCCTAAAAGCATTATTATTTGGTGTAACTAATTCAATAGATTTAATATTAGTCAGATTTCTTGATGCTTCGCTCATAGTCTGTGATTTACGAATCTTAAAGACTAATTTGATTGGTTTATCAACTTCAATCCCATCATGTGGCTCCGCATCAAGTATCATAATAGGATCATATCCTTGAACATATTCTGAAATATTCAATTTAATATCATCACTACTAAAATCCTCTGATGATTCAAGTAAGACTTCAACATAGTCTAATCCACTAAATTGTTGTCTATTAGTTTTAAATAAGAAAGAATCTCCCTCATAGATGATTGGAATCTCTTCACCAGTTTCCTCATCTATCTCATAAAAATACTCCTCAACTGGATATATTCTATCAACAGACTCTACTTTAAGAAAATGAAGTATTTTATAGTATTCTTTCGTTTTAAGCATTTCTTATAAATCCTCTAATGCTATATGTTTAAAATTATCGTTACCATCGGCAATAATCAAATATGAACCCTCTTCATTATGTACAACACCTATATTGTTGAATTTCTTGCCGAATGCCTTTTTTAATGCAGTTTTAGTCAATTTAACATTCTCCTTGACAACTGGTACTGCATCTGCACCATCTTGTATTTGCCTATCTAAATCTTGTAATTGAGCATAAAGATTAGCAGGTTGGGGAAATTTCCCCTTAAATAACTCTGTAATCTTATATTTTAAAGCCATAGGAGTTCATCCCCTATGGGTTAGCAGGTTCATCAGGTGTTTGGGCATCTTCCAATGCTTTTATCCTTGCAAGAATAGAACCCTCTGTGGATTCATCACCAATAGCAGTTTTTAAAGCACTAATATCTGCTTTAACTTCAGTATCATCATAAGCAGTACCCTCACCCTCTTCTAAATCAGATACTCTTTTATCTAATTTAATGAGAAAGCGAATCATCTGTTCCTCAACGAGTCTGCCTTTATCAAATAATTTAGTACGAATACTCATAATAGACCTCCTAAAAAAAGATTTAAGAGGACTTAAATGCCCTCTTGGAAGAGAACTGCACGAGGTTCTAATACTGCAAATCCAAACTCTACATACATTTGGATTTTCAGTCCTCTTGGAATTTCTTCATTTTGTTCTACACGATTAACATTAATAAATGAACCGAAACTATCATTGTAAGTGTTATCTTCAGGATGAACATTATAATACCACATTGCAGGTTTAAGGTTTGCATCGATACCTAATAATCCTGAATCTAATTCCTGAATACCTTGTAAGGACATACCACGAACATTATTTGGGTCAAATCCATTAATTCTTGTAGCATCGTAGTAATCTTCTGCACCCCATAAGGACTCTTTGGATACATACATATTAGTCATATTGTAATCGTATCCCTCTTGATTGTTGAATGCTCTTTGTAATGTTTTAACATCATCATCAATGTTTTCATTACCATCAGTAGCCCAACTATCAGGATCAGTATCAAATCCAGTAGGTGCATCTGCATTAGAAATTAATACTTGATAAGCATATCTGTTTAATGTCCTTTGCATTACATATCCTGCTCTTTCGAGTGTTCTTTGAACATTAGAATAGTTTTTATTATCTGAAACTGCTTCTTCAGAGAATTGCATTTCAAATCCTAATTTAGTAGTATGACCTGATTCTTCTTGAATACCACTAATTTCAATTTGTGGTAATTGAGAAGCCTCTTCCATCTCTACTGGTTCATGTAAGATACCATTCAAAATGTCATCTTCTGCAGTAGTCCTATCAGTAGCGAATGCAAAGTGTTTATCACCATGTAAGTCCTGTTTATCAAACATACCTAACATAGACATTGTTGGATTCATTTTAGAGTATAAAATAAATTCAACAGAGGATGGTGATAACAATTTATTCATTTTTTCTGTAATTAACATAACTTAATAAACCTCAAAAAAAAAGTAATCGGAATATTTAAATTCCATAGAATCCTGCTAATACTGGGAGTTTTCCACCTTTATTAGCATCTTTCTTACCTAATGCAATAGTATTAGTAGTAGTGTTTGCACCTGCTTTATCGAATTTACCATCATCAGAATATGCAACACTATCTTTTGGTACAATTTTAGCATTAGCATCAATTAAATCTAAATATCTAATATCATGACCGAAGAACTCAACAGTACCAGTACGAGGTGAATAATTACCCCATGTCTTATTTTCTCTTGGTAATCTGTTTTTATCATAATCAGTCCAATCAACAGTCCATTTCATCTTTGGATTGATGATTAATTTACCTACAATATTAGTAGATTCTTCGGTTGCAGGTTTAACTATAATATGTCTTGCATCAGAATCCTCATGTAATTCAACATACATGGATTTATTCATAGGTGCAGATACAGTCCACATATCAGTAGTTCTACCCTCTTCATCAATACCATTAGCATTGTAACTTAAATTGCCCTCATACAATTTAACTGCAATAGTAGGACAATCATTTTCATAATCTCTTGCAGGAATACCTGCATCTCTTAAAGCCATAACCTTAAAATCCTCTATTCATTAATAAAACTTGGTTTTTCACCAAATTCACTTTCATAAAATTCAATCATTTCATCATCAGACATTTTACCATCATCAGTCGGTGTCGGATTATTACCATCATCCAAACCACCCTCTTCGTTGGCTTGTTGAGGAGTTAATCCAGTAGGTTTAGTATCATCGCCCATTAATTCTTTTTGGAACTCTAACTGCTCCATACTCCAATTCTGCAATGTCTGTGCCTTTTCTTTATCATCACCGACAATCTGATAGATTAAATCATCTTTTTTAGATGAAATCAAACTATTGTATTTAGACTCTACTTCTTTGAGATGGTCATACTCTTTAACTTTAGTATCAACATCTGCATAAGAGTCTTTAATACCTTTAATCTCCTTATCTTTGTCTTTAATTGCTTTATTAAGTTGCTTATTAGTGTTCTTTAAAACTCCAATCTCTTCCTGCAACTCATTATTTCTTTTAACTAATTTTTGAATCTCTGAATCATCCATAACATTCTCACCATTCGGAACTGAAATTGAATTATACACAATATGTGTCCTTGGCTTCTCTGTGAACCCAATCTCTGTCATTCTGATATTAGTTGGTTCATAATAATCCTCATGTTCAATTAAATCAAAATTGAATACTGGGCTGAACCCCATACCTTTCAAATCAAGATTATTCGGTTCATCTGCCATAAGCAACCCATCCTTAACAATGAAATTGCTCATCTCACTAACAACATCCGATTCATGTTCATTAGTAACATTAATTTTAGAAGTTCTTGATGCAACTTCCATCAAATTATCAATTGAATAACGAACTGGCTTCTTCAATGATGGGTCTACATCAGAGTAATCAAAATCGCCAGTCTTGAATATTGTAATCATAATCTTCTCCTATCTGCCTGAATCTTACCAATTGTTTGACTCATAGATAAATCCTTTGGAGTATAAGCATTAATCTCATCCCTATACTCTCCACGAGCCAACATAATCATATATTCATCAGAATAAGTGTAATCAACTGGTTCATGCTCACAGCGACCATTCCAATGGTCTAATGGCATTTCACGAAGAGTCCTTGGAGGTAATGACTCTTGCACCCTACACCATTCACATACCTTATCATCATTAGCAGTAATCCAGTAATAAAGTTTATCTTTACCATAAACAAATTCCTCAACATTCCTCTTCGATTTCTCTTTAGAATAAAGGAGATTACCACCAACCGCATCAATAACTTTACGAACCGCTCTCTTAAAATTAGGGAGAATATTAAAAGTATCCTTTGTTAAATTATCAACAAAGAACATACTCTTCTGTTTAAGCTCACCTTTCAATTGATTACATAGAGTATTGATTGATTCTTCTACAATAGGATACATTGATGTGTCTTGACTAACATATTTATCAGGAATATTAAAATCAGACATAATTTTATCAAAATAATCCCATACAGTAGAATCAATTTTATCAATAGCAGTAGATTTCAATTCACTATTCAATGAATCAATCATTGCCTCAACCTCATCCTGAACTCTTTCAGGACTCATCGATTTCAAAACACGATACCTCTGCTCTAATAACATTAAACAAGCAACGATAACTAATTGCTCATCAACTTCAAAACGAGTAGGTGCATAGAATAATTCATCATCATCCTCATCCTCTGATGAATCATAATATTCCTCGATATATTGTATCTCTGCAACCATTAATCCTTACCTTTCTGTGTTTCATATGGATCATCATCAACAGTCAATGCAGTAGACTTTCTGCCACTCTCGGTGATATAAGTGTTATGTCCATCATCAGTTTCCAAGAAATTATTATCCAAATCTGCATCACTTACTTGGAATGTAAGATATGCACTGCCCTCTTCATGTCCATGCTTCTTCAATTCAGGGTCAATCAATGTTCTTTCAATCCATTCCTTAAGGAACTCCTGACAGAATTGAATGAACAATACATGACCTGTAGAACTATCTGTTAACTGTATCTGTGCAGTAGACCTGTTAGATGATTCTGAAGAATACAATGATTCAGGTGTTACTAATCCCTCATACAACATTGCCTTAAGTGATTTAATATAATCTTCAACTTTTGGCAATACTGGATTTCCTACATTCTCTAATGAAATTCCATATGGTAATGTAACTACGCCTTTATTATGATAATTAGATAATTGGTCAGCGACATAATCTCTTGTTTCCTCATCAATTTTATATTCTCCACGATCCTGATTACCAAGTGTAGCAACCATAAGATTCGCTGACTTGAATACAATCATAGGCATCTGCCTTGCTAATGATTCAAGATAATAGGCTATATCAATAACATTCTTAACTAATGATTGTCCAACTCCATCCACATTAATCAAAATTGGATTAGAGATTTGTGATGGTTCAAAATCAACTGTAATAACTTCAGAGTCCTGATATGTTTCCCAAAATTTAATTCCTTTCCATTTCTTCAAAGCAGACTTACGAAGAACCAATTGTTTGTAACCTTTAATAGTAACTCCATCTTCATCATAAATCTTCTTAATCAAAGCTTTTTCACCATCAAATGCTAAAAGCCTTAACTGAACATGACCATTCTTTGAACCAATCTCATAAAAGACTTCACCATCCACAAGGTTCTTCCACAAGCATTCATACATTAAATTACGAAGATTCCAATCCTTTTCAGCTTCCAAGATACAATCAATTGCGTCCTGATTCTCACCATCAATAACATATGATGAGATAGTCTTCATCACTAAATTAGATAAAATTCCATACACTGATGGGAACATAGAAGCTTTTCTACGATTTTTAATAGTTGGTAGAATCTTTGGAGGAGCGAAATCAACCCAGTTATGTGACCTATGGTCTAATACTTCAGTTTTGATATCATCAACACCAACAGTATGAATCCGATTAGGTTCAGCATTCTGAACAATCTGATTCTGCTTATTGCTTCTGAATCTGTCCAATAAACTCAATTTAACCTCCCTTTTGCTAATTCAAAATAATCTTCATTTAACTCAATACCTATAAAATTCCTATTCAATTTATTACAAGCAACACCAGTAGTTCCACTTCCCATAAAACAATCCAATACTGTATCGCCTACAAATGAATAATATCTAATTAATTTAAATGGTAAATCCAATGGAAATGGTGCAGGATGTTTAATTTTCGATTCAGGATTAAAATACCAAAGATTAGTTTTATCATAATCATCATTTACTAACGAATCATTAATTACCTCATCAGAATATTCTTTTAAAATATTATCAATGAGATAATCTCCCTTTTGAAAAACTAAAATATATTCATTTACACAATTAGGTTTATATGCTACTGGCTTATGATGTCTAAAAAAACCTCCATTACGATTAGGAACTGATCCATTAGGTTTTATCCAATGAATATCCTCTAAAAATTTAAACCCAATTTTCTCCATGATATTCACTAAATGAAAAGGAATAGGAATCCTTTTAGAAGTTTTGCTCCTTTTTTCTCGTGGGATAATTATTGGTGAAATATTCACACAACACATCCTACCAATTTTCAATACTCTAAAACATTCTATGAATACATTCTCTAAAAAAGACAGATAACAATCATAATCCTCATATTGAGAATATTCTTTAGCATTATAATAAGGTGGAGATGTAATTACACAATCAACAGAATTTGCAGGTAATTTTTGCAATTCTTCAACACAATCACCTTGAATTAACTCCATATTCTTCACCTAATAAATTTTTAATTGACTAACATCAACTGTGGATACTGGTCTATTCTTACTTGTTTTACCACGAACACCGAAGCATAAATAACATAGAGCATCAACTGCATGGTCATTAGCCTTTACTGGCTCATCTAACAGTTCTCCATCTTTATTCTTCTTCCATTCGTATTGTGGCATCTCCCTAATCAAATTAACACATGATTCATCAATATGTATCCTTGACTCTTGTGTAGTAGCGATTTTTGCCTTAACATCCTTAACTGATGGATAAGCATTAATCCCATAATCGCAGAATTGCTGAATCTTTTCAGGGTCAGCACTATCACAATATACTGCATCCAAATCTTGTATATGTAATTCATGTTCTGCAAGTAAATCATCAATCCTTGACAGGAACTCTTGAGTTTTCATCTCTGCCCTATATACTTCACCTAAAATATAGAATTCCTCATCATAGACTCCACATAAAAGGAAACAGGCAGGAGAATTGTATCCAAAATCAACTCCACCTACATAATAATTGAAGAATCTACGATTATTCAATCCAACAGTCCAATTATTAGTGAATATCTGTTTACTACTGGAAATCCATTCACCTTTTGTATGTGTGAGATACCTATCATAATTAGTTTCCCTTAAACCCTCATACACTTTCGCCTGTTCAGGTGGGAGAAATGGATTATCTAAATAACTGAAATGAATCTTCTTATAATCAGGATCATTCACCTTTTCCTGATAAAATAAACGATAAAGCCAATGAGTTTTGTTAGATGGTTGGACAACTATAAGCATCTGCCCACCATATTCCTTAGCTACTTCGTTCCTAATCCTTAAATCAAGTTCAATAAATGCTTCTTCACTGATTTCCTCGCATTGCTCGATGTAAACCATATCCAAATTCAATGAACGAAGCTTCTTTTCATCATCAACTGGTGTAAAACTGATAGTTGAACCATTAGACAATTCTATGACTCCATTAGACTTATTCTCCTTATATTCTATACTATAATCATCTAACAGTTTCCTAATTTCAAGCCAACTGGTTTCTCTTAAAGATGGTAAAGTTAATCTAAAAACACCAATACGAGCATTAGGATACTTTAAAGCATATAATATAACCTTAGTACAAGCAAAAATTGTTTTCCCACTACCTGCACTCCCCATAACCATTAGATGCCTTGTTTTATCATCTATATGTTCATATTGTTTATCAGTTAAAACCAGTTCAACCATTATTCTTCTTTATTTTTATCAGAAAACTTCACAATTTCAATCTTTTGACTATTATCTACTTTAACTTCTTGCCGTTGCACATTACCCCAACGATTAGGAAACATCCTCTGTAACTTCCACATATCAGCACCAATATTACCATTCTCACCTGATTCTGATATACGAGTAGACATATCAATCTCAGCACCAGCCTTAGCCTGTTCTATCATTTCAAAATATTCAACATAAGGTTCAATACCTTTCTTACCTTTCCTCATATAATCTTGAAATGTGTGATAATTAACACCACAAGCAATGACTGACTGCTTCACATAATTCCCTGCACGAACAATATTACAGATATCATTAATATTCCTTTTAGTAATGGCTCTTGGATTTCCATCCACATCATCAGGATTAGCTTCTGCCTTATCTCGATATTCGCTCATAAATCATCCACCTTTAAAAAACATAAATCCAATCTCCAATAAGATAGAAAAGATAACACCAGTTAAAATATACCATGTCTTATCATCAACTCGCTTAATATCCTCTTTTAACTCTTTATCGGCTTCCTTTCTCTCTGCTCTCTCTAATTCCTGTGCATCAACAAGGTCTTTCTGATACTGGATAACCTGACCATTAGTCTTATCCTTTATACCCAGTCGGACTTTAATGTCAGTAACATCTCTCTGCAGATTATCTATTTTATCATCATGCTTATCAATTAAATCCTCATGCAGTTTCAGAGTCTGATCCATCTTCAGATGATACCTCCTTATTCTCATGTTGGACAGTAAGCACATCCTTTGACAAGTAACCTACAAGTCCACCAAAAATTGCAGAGGCTAATTCTGTTTGATGAGTATATAAACTTGCAATACCACCAATAATCAATCCAATAATCAGAACAGTCTTATTATCAACCATAATAGATATCCTCCCATAATCCAAATAAAAATCAGCATACAAAAAATATATGACAGGCTAATGTACATGACAAGATACTCGAATGTACATGAAATATTGGATAACTGTACATATCCACTTCACAACTGTACATTTATCAGGTGACACTGTACATATATTCGACCTCAAATGACAAGAACAAGGGGTCAAATGACAGAAACCCCACCTCAAATGTACATATACCCCTACTCAAATGACAGGCAAAAATCGCTAAAAATGCTCTAAATCCAAAAAGAAGAAATCTCCATCATTTTCGCCAAAATTTTGTATAAAACCATGAATGTACACACAACTGTACACCTGTACATATATGTAAATATATAAAAAATAAATATACTTGATATTTATATATGTAACTCAATGTAAAAGTATTATAATACTTATAAATATTCTCCAATACTGACAATACTGAATAACTGATACTCTTAATAAATATTAGACAATATTTAACAATAAAACAAACAACACACACCACACCAGTGTACATAACAGTATAGGAGCAAAAATCCAAAACCACCAAAACACAACTGTACACTACTAACACAAATGTACAGACAACTGACAACAACTGACAAGAAACATACAAATGTACATAGAGATACAAAATATGATGACAAATACAATAAACATAAACCCTCCCCACAATTTGAAAAAAAATTGTATCAACTGCAAGTTTGGTGCTGTTTTGAGTTTTAAGGAAGTCTTTTAATAACAATTTATAAACATATCTTTTAAAAAAGTGTTGATATTTTACATTAAAATTTAATCTTTTTTATGGTCACTGCTGCATGGTCACTGCTGCATGGTCACTGCTGCATGGTCACTGCTGCATGGTCACTGCTGCATGGTCACTGCTGCATGGTCACTGCTGCATGGTCACT